TCGTACTCCTGAGAAAATCAAGCGTTCTAAAGTAGAAGGCATTGACGATATTGATAACTATGCTCGAAGCACCGGAGCACGGTTACAAAATTGGATATCCTTGGGGGGTAATCGTCAGACAATCATTCAAAGTAATGGGACAACAGTTTCAACAGGAGCTACAACAATTAACTTCACGAACGGAACTCTAGCAGTTCCTGCTGGAAATGATGGAAGTACTGTGAACTTTACTGCTCCTTCAGGCGGAGGACTTTCAATTATTGCCGTCACAGGAACTATTAATGATTCGAACGTTACTTTTACATCAGCAACGCTTCCGACGCTTTTGAACATAAACGGTGCCTTTTACCAGCAAACAGGAGGATCTATCACTTGGTCGCGTACAGGAACGACAATAACTCTTTCTTCGGCAGTAGGTACGGGTGGATCAATATTTGGCATATGAGAAAGCTTTTAATATCATTGCTTATCTTTCTCCTTCCTGGAATAGCTTTTGCGCAACTCAACACAACCCAAGGAGGCACAGGAACTACCAGTCCTTCAGGGATTCTTTTTGGAAATGGAACACTTCATTTACAGACAGTCGCAATCGGTTCCAATCTAACTTTTTTAAGTGGAATACTTTCTGCTACAGGTGGTAGTGCTGGCGCAGCATACCCCTTCACCCCAACCACCTATAATGGCAATCAAGTAAGCGCGACTACTACAGGAATCTTCGCAAATGTTGCATTGCCAGCGTATGGATTCATAGCTTCATCTACATTCTTTACTTTCTCTTCGACGACTGATATCTCAGTTTCTTCTAATTCGCAACTTGGTACAGTCACAAGTGGCACTTGGAATGGTTCTCTTATAAGCACACAATACGGTGGCACAGGACTATCAAATCCTGGTTCTCTTAGTGTTGATGCGATTCTGCGCTTTAATGGTTCTGGTGGCGCTTCTGCAATAAGTCCTGGAGCAACAGGTGCAGTCATCACTTCTTCCGATGGATCTACCTGGTCTAGTGGGCCGGTCAATTTTGCCAGTGCTGGCGCTATTACAGGTATTCTTCAATTAGCGAATGGTGGTACTGGAGGTCAAGCTGCCCCATTCAAATTTAATTCACTTAATACCTTTTCAACCACCACCTTCTCCACTAGTACTTCTTTCTGGACGCAAGGAGTCTTCTTTTCATCTTCAACAGTAGCTGCTTCACAGTTTCCATACGCCTCTACAACTGCACTATCTTCATCCAATCTCGTGAGCGGTAATTGTGTTCAGGCATCCACTGGTGGACTTCTCACTACCACAGGTAGCGCCTGTGGAGCGGGAGGTGGAACAGGAATACAAGATCCTTTTACTCATACATCCGTGTTCAATCAGACCACAAGCGCGACTACGACTCTTCTGGCTCTTACAGGTTCTCCAGTCTCTTTAGCAGCTTCGTCAACGTCGTATTTTGATGCGATAAATGTCTCGTCTACTACAGCAACCTCAACATTCAATGAGGCGGTGAACTTCGGTGCTACGAATGGTGATCACCAAATTACTATAACTCCGAGTAGGAATTATGGTACTTCTTTCTCTACGGGTGGTGCATTTCGTTTTGACAACACTAGTAATACCGGAACAGGAGTAAATATTTATTCTAATCAAAGTGCTCCTGCAGGAAGTGCAGTGCTCATTAATGTTAACGATGCGAATTCCAGCAATGGCAATGATGCTATAGATGTTTCTAAGAATGGAGCTGGGTTAGGGATGCTCATAAACTGCTCAAATAGCGGAACGTGTCCTGACCTTAATCTTCAAACATCCGGTACCACAGGCTCGACATATAACGCGCAAATGCTCGCACCGACGGCTCCTAACATCCAATGGGGACAGACTAATAATACTGCCCCAGTAGGACGGTGGGAGACAGGAGTTGACCCATCTGACAAGTTCTTTATTACCGGACGTGATGCTGCAAACAGCACATATTCGAATCTTGCAGATTTCTTTATTACCCCAGCTCGTAATGGCGCTCAAGTAAGCATAGGTTCATCTACCCCCTGGGCGACTCTTTCCGTACAAGCTACGTCAACTATTTTGAATATTGTTTCATCCACTAGCCCTGCATTCCTCGTCGCTAGTACTACTGCCGCACCAGAATTTATTGTTGCGTGGAACGGCGACATCGGTATCGCGACTTCTGCTCCGGGCACTGACCTATCCATCGGTAACACCGGGGCAAATACGGTAAATATTGATGATGCTGCTACATCCTCGTTTGGTTCCGGTATAAACATCGCCACTGGATGTTTCGCAATTGGAGGTGTGTGTGTGGGAGGCACTTACCCTTTTACAACAGCAAAGACCTATAGCACCACAACGATGTCCACTTCTACGTCAATCTGGACACAGGGAGTCTTCTTCTCGTCGTCCACCGCAGCTACTTCAACCTTTGACGGTGGTGTAGTTGTAAATGCGGTAAATGGTATCTTCGGTGTTGGCACTACTTCCCCTACACTCGCCTTCTCTGTCGCTGGTAAAAGTTTCTTTGGCTCTCCAGTAGGAATAAATTGTACTCCAAATCAAGGTGGATTCGGTGGTTCAGGAATTATGACTGTATGCGGAGATGGTAGTAACTCTGCCGTGCAAGAATACATCCGTCCCATTACAAGTGGTGCAAGCGGAATATTTACTTTAACATTTGGGGATACCTCAAATTCGGTCTTGGGACAGATAAATGCAAAGACTGATACTTCCGGCTCAACAGGATTATGGAATTTCCTTACTTCTAATGGGACCAGTGATATACCTGCTGTGACCATAAATAGCCAACAACAAGTAGGAATAGGCACCACGACGCCATGGGGACTCCTATCGATGAATGTTAATACTCCCGGCAATTCAGCGCCATTCTTCACCATCGCCTCCTCTACTCCTACTGCAACGACAACCGTTTTTCAAATATTAGGCAATAGTACAGGCGCGATATTTAGTGTTGGTAGTACCACGCCATGGGCGAAATTAAGTATCCATGCGAATAATGGAGATTCTTTGCCCATGTTATTCATGATCGCCTCTTCAACGCAATCTGCAACAAGCACACTCTTCGGTATCACGAATACAGGTCACATACTTATGAATACTCCTACAACTGGCGATACGACGATAAAGCCTGTTGTGAATGCCTGTGGTACAAGTCCTTCAATATCTGCGACTTCAACCGATGCTCGTGGAGCGGTCACTACAGGAACAGGCTCCCCGACAACGTGTTTTATGCAGTTTGCACGAGCCTATTCAGATACGCCTACTTGTGTAGAGAGTGATAACAGCACAGCAGCGACAGCGGATATAATCGCAGCTTCCACGACAGGTGTTGAGTTCGGACTATCCGCAGGACTTTCGACTCTTACGATAAGCTACATATGTCTCCAATGATTATGAAAAAACTACTTCTTTCTCTAGCATTTACACTCCTAACATTCCTGCCTTTTTCGGCTTCCGCAACTACACAAACATTCACCGCATCAACTACATGGCAAGCTCCAGCTGGCGTCACTTCCGTTCAGGTTTATCTCTGGGGCGCAGGTGGTGGTGGCTCAAACGGTAGTGCCTCTGAAGTCGGAGGCGGCGCAGGCGCATTTGCCTCAACTACAGTAAATGTCACACCCGGCAACACCTACACAATAACCCTTGGACAAGGCGGCAAAGGAGGCACTGAAGCAGCTGGCGGCTTGGGAGGCGTTGGATTTGCTTCCGGTGGTAATGGTTTCTTCGTTAGTTCCAATGGAGGCGGCGGCGGCGGTGGTTCTTCTCGATTTCAAAATGATGGCGCGAACGTCATCGCCGCAGGCGGTGGAGGTGGAGGTGATGCGGGTGCCGTACTCAACATGGCATCTACCACTTTCGGCGGGACTGGTGATGCCGGTAACGCGAGTGGTGGTGCAGGAGGAGGAGGAGGTGCTAATACGGCGGGTGGTAATGGCCTTTCTGGGGGAGGACAGGGCGCATCTGGAACAGGTGGAACTGCTTCCGCAAAAACCAATGGCGGGGGAAATGTCGGTGGCGGTTCTTCTGGCGGCACTTCAGGCAATGGTGTTAATGGTGGCAGTGGTGCTGGTACAGGGGGAGCAGGTTCTGGTGGTGCGGCTGGTGGTGTAGGGGGTGGCGCTAATGCGGGCACAGTAGGTTCCGGAACTGACTCGGGTGGTGGTGGTGCGGGAAATGCCGCTGGTGGTGGTGGTGCGGGAGGCCAGCCTGGTGCAGGAGGTGGTGGAGCAATCTCAGCAAGTCTACCTGGGGGAAATGGCGGCGATGGAAAACTCGTTCTTATCTATACTGCTACTCCCCCTCTTCCCTTAAACCATACGCAAATCATCATTAATAAAGCAACAGGATACATAAACGGCAAGACTTCTGTATATATTAAATGACATGAAAACGTCTGAAATGTACATAGTTATATTTCTCATGACAATCATTGGATGGTCTGCTATTTTTATTCTTTCAGAGGTTTCAAAGTTCCTTTAAATATGCCACAAACTCTGCAAGGATTGCCAAATAAGAATGTTCCGTACCAATGGGGTTTACACATTCCATCAATCTGCACAATAGCTTCAGGAGGATACACTTTTGGGTCTAGAAGCCATCGTTTAAACTTATTCCACATCGTATAATCATACCATGCCACAGTCATCCTCAATAAAGCTACTACGAAGGTAAGCAAAATTACTATGCCCATTCAATGATATGAACGACCCATCTATCGCAGACCTTATAAATATTCTAAACTATATTAGGATGGCATCTTCGACATTCTCGGGGTTTGGGGTTCTGGCTCTAGGATTCTTTGCTTGGAAACAAGGTCTAATTTCTTTCAGTAACACACCAAAGAGTGACACTACTCCAGAGTGGGCCAGACAATTACAAGCACATTATAATGATGAAACGACTCAACTTCTTACTGAGATTCGAGACGGAATGCGGCGACTTATTGAATATATGAACAAACAAGGGCAGAATATCGAAAAGATAATCTACCGAAACGAGGAAGTTGATAAATATGGCGTAAAAATACGAAAATCATGACTTTCAATAACATAATCCTCGCAATTCAGGCATTCCTTGCTATTATAACCTTAGTAGTGGCAATTATGACGTATCGTACCCGTAAGGCGATACAAGAGATTCATTTATCACTTAATAGTAGGCTTGATGCCCTTTTGAAGTCTGAAAAGGCTATTTCAAAGGAAGAAGGACGTAACGAACCAAGAATATGACCGATACTCCTCTCGGAATTAATAATGGCCAAACAATAATACCTATGGGCTTTGGTGGCGTACCCCGTCGTGTTGATCCTAGAGATTTTGAGCTAGGCTCATATCAAATTCCTGCAGTCATTCCTCCTGTGTTTATGCCAGATGTTTCTACCATTCCTGTATACATGCAAGGGACATATCCGACATGTGGGGGACATGCAGGAGCATTCTTTGCATCATTACTCCAGACACATAAAAGTGGAAATATTACATCATTCTCACCTAAATATCTTTGGGATGAGATTAAACAGATAGACGGCTTTCCCCTCAATGATGGAACGGATATGACTTCAATCTTAAAGTCATTGACTAAGACAGGAGACTGCCTTTCAGAACTACTCCCTAATGATTTAGGAGCATCATTGCAGACGTACTCAGATATCTCAAATGTGACACTCGCAATGCAAAATAACGGACAACAGAATCTTATAAAAAACTATGCCTTCACGAATACGCCAACGATGGCACAGATAAAGGAGGCTATCTACTTAAATAAAGCAGTCCTAGCACTTATAGATATCGGTGATGGATTCTGGCTACCTGACTGGGCGCACGTTCTTCCTATTAAACTCGGTAATCCTGTAGGACACCACTTCATTACCCTATGGGGGTATGATGAGACTAGGATATGGTTCCGCAATTCATGGAGTACTTCTTGGGGTATTAAAGGAGATGGCTATTTTGACAGCACGTACGTTCCCCATGTCTTAGAGATAGGAACAGCAATAGCCCTTCCTAACCAATTTATCTTTACCAAGGATATGCAACGAGGAGACGCGAATAACGATATTCTTGAACTTCAACGAAGACTCGGTGTAGCACCTGATAGTGGATTTTTTGGGCCAATTACCTTAGCTGCTGTCAAAGCATTCCAAATAGCTCATAACATAACCCCTGTAAGTGGCTATGTCGGCGTAAAAACTCGTACTGTTTTGAACACATTCTAACTGTGGATATTCTTATTGCAGTTTGCCTAAAAAGTGAAATACTCTAGGCATTAATAGACGAGCTAACAACTTAATATGTTACCAGGAATGAAAACGTATATAGCGGCCGCTATCGGTGCGCTCTATGCTATCTTTGCGTTTCTTACAGGCCATATTGACGCAAATGGCGCAGTGCAGTTGATTGAGGTTGCAGCAGTAGGTGCAGGTCTTCGCGCAGCAGTTACTCCGTAATAAGCTTTCACGTGTAACGTCTAAGTGCAGAGACGGGTTCGTGTGTACAAGCTTGTAAGGCGACCCCTTTACTTGCCGGAAGGACACATGAGCCCATCCCTGCGCTTAGGCACAGGCTATAGTTGCAGCAGGTGGGTCGAACCTACGGTAGCTGTAGTTACATAAATTACTTAACCTTAAAATTAAACATGAAAAAAATCTTAACTTTTGCGGTCTCAGGTCTCGCTACCCTCATAGTAGGTGCTGGTATGGCTTCCGCAATGACCGTCACCAATGTCCTTTTCGACAATGGTGCTGGTAATGTAGGTGTGAGTGGAGGTGGGCAGGTAGAAATGCACGCTTTCGTCACTTCTGGAGTAAATGAGAATGTTCAGGCAGTATTCGTGAAGTTTCCAGGTGCAGGCGGCCTTGCTCAGCAAGGCCAGTGCTACACCGTTAACCCTCCTAAGCTCGGTGAAAGTCCAGTAAACGGATGGGATGTATCTGTCCCAGTAACGGCTCCTCTTTACGAGGGTTCGTGGCCGGTAGTCGTAGCAATCCACGGCATCAACGGTAACGGTGATGCAACGGATAGTCAGTGCACCGAAGCGGCAGTAACTACGTCTCCGCAATTCGATAATCGTATTATCGTAAGCGGTGGACTCTCTAGTGGCACTCTTACCACCAATTCAGGAGGTACAGGAACAGGAGGTACGGGTACTTCAGGTAACACTCTTGAGCAGTTGCTTTCGATTCTTATCGCTAAGCTAACGCCAACAACGCCTCCAGCTCCGACAGTCTCAGCATCTTGTACGGCTTTCGCACAAGCTATGTCTGGTACTGTCCAAGGTTCTCGCAATGATGCTAATGTACGTTTGCAAGGATTCTTGCTCTCTCAGGGCGAGTCTATCCCAGCTCTCGCTGCGGGTGCTTCATTCGGATTCTACGGAGTCCAGACAAGTGCAGCGGTCGCCGCATTCAATGCAGCCAATCACTGCAACTAGCTACCTCGTGGGAACAGGAAACAGCCCGCTCAGAAATGGGCGGGTTTTTCCTTAAAAGCTAACTAAATAACATGAACAACACACCGAAAGTCTGGCCTTGGGTAGTAGGAGTTATAGTCATTCTCATTATCGCCTTAGGATGGTGGTGGTTAGCATCGACTTCCACGCCGCCCACTACCTCGAATGTGAACGTCACTACTCCGCCGCCTGAGAGCACTGTCGGCAATACCACGAATGTGGAGAACTACAACTCAACAACAACGAATACGACGATAGTGAATCCGAAGAAAGCCACAACATCAACAACCACCTATTAGCTCATCTACACACCATGACACTTCTAACGCTGTTAATTGCTCTTATCGTCATAGGAATCGTAGTATACTTTGGGTTCTGGATGGTTGACGCATCAGGAATTCCATCGCCAGTGAATTGGTTAATAAAAGCTATCATTCTATTAGTTGGACTTCTATTGCTTTTCAAGTATGGCAATATACCTGGTCTGACTCTGTAATAGCGCCATTTGCTATCCCAGGATTGAGATGGTACGATAGGAAAGCGCATGTCTGATAGGTCCAATACACGAAAGTCCCCGCAAGGGGATTTTTGTGTTTAACAAGAGGCTTGAAGAGAACAGAATACATTAGAATGGTTTGCAATAGTTCGGTCAGCCCAATACGTGATGAGGAAGTACGCTAACCATATAAGAAACATAGTGATGATGAGGCCTTTAAGAAACTTCATACGCACCTTTTGCTCCCAATACTTGATGCATGTTACTTACGGTGCTGAAGTACCCATAGCTTCTCGTCATGTATAAGGCGATTTTGATGTGCTTCTCTACGCTTCATGGCAATCTCTAGTTCTAGATCTTTGAGACGTTGGTCTTCAAGAAACCACTTTTGTGACTCGGCATAAGCTGCTTTTATCTGCTCTTCAATGGTTAGTTCAGTCATATTAGTTTCCCCATCCATTTGCGCATTTTAGTAACTTAGGAACACCTTTCATACCATTAATCGTTATGAATCCACGATCCCAACGTCTATGACATGAGGGGCATAACTGTATATAGTCATCCCTCTGGCGAAGATATTTGCCACTAATATTCGCCCACTCGTATCGCCTTGGAGACTTATATGTGCAATTTTCGTTCTCACATTTGGTTGCTTTACCCCATTTATTTATCTGATAATCATGCTTTGAAGAGTAGGCGGCTTTATCTCCAACCCAAGCGTAGTTATTTCCCTTACTAGCTAAACCGATTTTAATCTTTGCCTCTTTTGTCTGCTTCCATCCAGAGATAAGACCTTGTCCCCAGGCCATACCCTTTTTTGAGCCCTTGATGAACCTACCATGTGAGTCTCTCTTTTCTTCGCTCATAGCATCCAACAGGTAGCACTGCTAAGCCAATCTGAAGTTCCCCTATTTTCATATATCCACTTAGCCATAGCATAGTTGTCTTTTTCTTTTGTGAGATCAAATCCTAATTTAGTAGCTTGCTTGCCCCATGTAGAATTTATCTGAAACTTCCCAATGTCGATAGTTCCATTAGAATTTACATGTAGAATAACTTGTCCATTCTTGAAGTGCTTACCACTTCCCTTTGTTCCATTTCCTGACTCGCAGTCACTAATGCGCTGAAGTATCGGCGCTTCCTGGTCTATCTGCGGCGTTACAATCACATTCTGCGCGTAAACCGTATTCCCACGGTCTGCTACCCCAAGACTATACGCAATGACTCCGAAGAGTCCTGCTACTACACTAATCTTGGTCCAGAACCATACCTTACGCATGAGTACTTTGAGCGAGGTGAAGCGACCTTTTGAATCGTGAAGCGTCCTTCCGAGGTACGTGATTTTCATAGTAATGATTGTTTTGGCTCTTCTCCGGCATCTTCTTCTCGGTAATCCCCTAAATCCCCCTTAGGATTGCCCCCTATTAGTCTCGCCAGCGCACGAAAGTTGTGATTGTGGGTATATTCATCAACTAACTCGTACAGACGCTTCCTGAGGCCTTCTGGTGTGGTAGTGTCAATTGTCATGGTCATCTCGATATGTTGCTAAAAACTGTTCAACTCTATTCGCCGCAACATCAACTGTAAGGTCTTCAGTGAAGTGCTTGTTGGCGAACTCTACCAATATTTCTATGTCATCTGCAATTTCGTTGTTCATAGCGCTCCTGAGATGATAAGTATCCCTAATACTCCAGTGAGTAGACCTGCAAGGAATAAGAAAGGTTTACTCTTCTGCGAATCATAGTATTTACCGTGCCACAATATAACTTCTTTTACTTCAGCGTCGAAGTTTCTCCTCCAATTATCAGCGGCGTTGACTGCATCGTTGTACATCTTCATTGTTGGTCTCATAGAACGTATACACAAGCAGCTAGGATAATGAGGATGGCTACGAAGGCGATTGTATTCTTTATTGTTTCCATGTTGTTTACTTATTTTGTAAGCTTTCCCTGAACCGCCATCAGCACGCGAGGTGATGACGGCGATTCAAGGCGCGTGCGCTGATTTTTGATGTCAGCTAATCTTACCGGGTGACGAACAGTCCAGCCTAGACCGATTCTGCCGTTCCTTTCAGACTTCCTATAGGTTAGCAAATCTCATGCCGCCTGTCAAGCATAAGTCGCCCATGATTGTGTGGATAAGTCGCCCCTTGCTTTTTGCCATTAAAAGTATACTATTTCGAGTACATGATTAAAAGATGGCAAATTCACAGATGGCTTCGTTCGCATTTTGGTCCCGCTAGTAAATGTGAGAATCCACAATGTGAAGGAAGATCAAAAAATTATCAATGGGCTAAGAAGACTGGTTCAAGGTACGCAAAGAGACGCGAAAACTTTATCCAACTATGCCAAATGTGTCATGTTGCTTATGACGGTCATATGGTAAAGAGGTACGCACATTTGGGAGGAAAAACTACCTCAGAGAAGTACGGGAGTGATTATATGCGCAAGATAGGTAAGAGAGGTCGAAAGAAACAATTAGAAAAAAAGATATGATTACTCAATCCGAGCATGCAAAGATGCACAAATGGCTGAAAGATGAATACGGGAAAGCTAAGAGATGTGAAAGTGAAAAATGTCTAACGAATCATGAATCAGGTAGTATCCACTGGTGCTTGAAAGCAGGTAAAGAGTACGAATTTAAGAGAGCAAACTTCATTCAACTGTGCACGAAATGTCACTATCATTACGATAGGAAACATGGACTTCTTGGTAAATACATGAAACCTCTAAAACTCGTAATATTATTCACTGGAAAGCAGCGAGCAATTATTAGGAAGATGAGTAAGAAGTTTAAGATTAGTGAGGCCGAATATGTCAGGAAATGTGTCGAATTTCCTGTTATTACAAACTCTGACTGATATATAGGAATATGGAAAACAAAGAAGAATATTTTCTTGCGACAGATAATGACTTGCATTGGCATATTGTGCCTCTCTCTAAACAACAAGAATGGGACGAATGGACAAATCTTTCTTCAGGTGATGGAGGTTTAATTCTATGTTATTTTTTATTCATTGAAATCCAGAGCTTTGCTACTGCTTCAGTTGGAGTTTCGCCCTCTTGTCCTCTTTCAATGTCACCATTTCTATCAACGTAAATCCCAGCAGTAAAAATTGGCTTACCTTGAATTACAATACGTTCCATTGCCCCAAAACCGTGGCCACACGCCTCTATTAGTTCTTCGAGAAGAAATCCGCCGTTATATCCTGCGTCGCGCAGTTCATTTTGAAGTTTATAGTCCATAGGTGAGTTTTGCGCCCTTGCTTGAATTGCAAGAACCACAAAGGGGTTGAAGATTACTAATATCGTTCGTCCCACCTCGGCTAAGAGGGATTTTGTGGTCGCGTGTCAAAGATTTTTCTTCGTGGCAGTTAGCGCATTGATGATTATATTCACTACACAAAGCCATCCATTCGGGTGTCGTATGAGTTCCACCGTTTCCTTCAATTCGAGCACGACGTTTATGATATTTAGTCTTTTCCCATTCTCGCCATTCAGGATTCGTTGAGCGCATGAGCTTCTGGTAAGCGACATTTATTGCAGTGATTTTAGTTCGGTTTTTCAGCGAATATCGTCTATTCCATTCCTTTCGCATTTCATTACGAGCTTTCTTTTGGCATGGCTTGCAACGAAACGCCTTGAAGCCACCTATAAATTCAACGCCGCAATCTCTGCACTCCTTCAATTGTTTTGCTAAGCTATACTCCATATAAATCCAGCCGCTGATTTAGAGCGGCCATGTAAATTATTGCTAATAGCTGTCTTCGACGTATGTGCTATTCGTGCCGCTTCTTTTATCGAAAGAACGTCAATAGTGATACCAGACTTCACGCCGATAACGCGCTTTTGTTTCTTCTCTGCTAGTACGAGCATTTTTCCGTCGTAGATGGCATGACAGGAGACGCATAGCTGTCGGTAGTGTCGCGGGTCTTTTGCGTGCTCCATACCATGTCGTAAAGCCCACTGATATTTCTTGCTTCTGCCAGTGCATTTGACGCTCGTACATATCTTCGCTGGGCCAATATGGTATCGGAGCCATTTGTGTGCCGCATCGTATTTGTGTTCGTAGTTCATACAGCTTTTATTAGACCTTTAGGCACTGACAGCTTTTCTTTTAATTTGAAAACCTTTTCCAAGAATATTTGTTTTTCTTCTGGAAATTGTTTCATCGTTCGTTCGTGCTCAAACCATTCTTTCCATTCCAACTTCGCATTTATCGCCGCAAGCCTTTGATGGCCTTCGGGGTCACGCACGACTATTTGGCCATCTTCTAGCTTTATCGTCCCCAGCGAAATCAGATATTGGTCGAATGGACAAACTAACTTACTTCCGATTAATTTTTGCGGAAATTCCTTTAATTCAGTTCTTAAGTCCTCAATCTCTCGTGTCGAAGGTTCCCATTTATCGCTCTTTGCTTTGTCTCCAAAATCTTTACTCATGTTTTTTCTTGAAAGCTAATAATTTCTGCCATTTGGTATCTAAGTCCCACGGAGAAGTTATTTGTGGACAAAATGGGTCGTCTTTCCATTTCATTACAAAAGCGAGAGCCATTTTACAGTCCTCAAGTCCATGTTCTTCCCATAAATGGTCTGCCGCTTGTCGCTGGCTTTTATTCACTATCCAATTAGCGGGATGGTTCGGAAATAGTGCAAAGACCTCTTTTGAGTGTGATTTAGTTTTAGGTTTCGCGGCCACGACCTGCCCAGAATCCAAATCCACTACAGGCTCGTAAGAGTCGGAGGCTTTACTTTCGTTGTATTCTCCGAATTTCATGGTTTTTTTTTACTTACTTGCGAATCTTTAGATTCGCTAATTATATCTTTCCTATCCTTTCCTATCCTATTCTGCGTTTCCAGATTGGATACATCATGTATACGCTTTGTATCCAGCTCTGTATATGAGCCATTTTCTTTAATTATTAAAGCTCTTTTCTCTTCGAGGTGTTTAGTCTCGTGGTATCTATCTTTCTGGATTGTATTGTTTATTTTCCAGTGCTTTACAACGATGATTTTACTAGGAAAAAGAATCAAAAACCTCTTGGAAAGTAGAATCTTTAAATCATCATCCGATGCGTTGACTGACCTCATTAATCCTCTATAATTATCTAAGAAACCATCATCATCCGCATCCATTCCGAGATGAAAGTATAGAGCTTGTGTACTTGTTGGCATTTCTCGGAAAGCATCGCTTCCCGTTATATCTTTGCTGAACATTCTCTTATGTGCCATATCACAAACAATAAAGACCACCCCTCGCCGGAGAGGCGGTCGTGATTATCGGCGAATAAGTCCGGCGAGACATCTTATCTATATTAACACCAACTGCTTCACTCGGCCATCATCATGTGGGGATAACTGGGCGCACTTTAAACATAAATCTGTTTTATTTGCAAGCGTAATACGGCAATTCATAAAAGTATAGATTTGCTCACAGCGCGGGCATTGAGTCCAACTTAAAGGTTGTTTCATAAAAGTATTATATCTTTGCCCCCTGATAAAGAAAGAGAAGAAGACAGGTGGTATGTTGACAAGATACGCATTAAACGTTAGAATTGAATTGTTCTACTAGCTGAACTATCGCAAGTGAAACACACCAGGAGTACCAGCAATCGCTGGTCTGAGCCTTCTAAGCAAAATACTCTCTTAAAAGGGAGTTTTTTGTTGTGGCTGACCCATGAGAGAGGTGCAAACAGTGGATAAAGTAGTTGCATGTATTACATGATATGCTAGGATTATCATATATATGGAGCAGGAAGAATTTAACAAAAAGGCGCGACTAATTTTAACGATAATGGGCTTTATTGCTTGCTTTCTCATGGCCGGAGTCTCGGTATTCTTCTTAAAAGAAATATTCACGTTCACGTTTATGTTTATATGAAACGCGCAACACCACTTTCAATGAAAAGACTGCATATCCTCGTCGCCCAATGGCTCATTACTTTAGGAGTAAAAGAAGAAACGGCGGCACAAGCCCCAATGCTAAATTTCCTCAAATATGTCTGGGAGCACAAAGACGATGAATTAATGCCATTACCAGGAAGTAGATGGGATAAGTCAGCCCATAAATAATAAAGATATGTCCTTAGCTTCAAAGATGTTCCTAATAGCGGCATTTATAAATTTTAGTTTAGCAGTATTCCAAATAATCATCGGGCATAATATTTTGTGGTTCTTTGTTGATTTAGTTGGCTTCCTTGCCATGATGTTTTTTTCCGCAATAACGGCTTAATTACTAGCCCCATTAGCAGATATAAAAGAAACATCATGATAACCAAAGGAAAAGCTCGTGAAGACTTTAACAGCGGTTATCTTGAGTCTAAAGTAATTAATCCCAAGAATATGGAAGACAAGAAAACATTTAAGGTAAAGCATCATGTGGCGACGGGTCAATTCTCTTTCTTAGAGTTCGAGGTCGAAGCGGATTTGAAGACCATCGTATCTCAAGCTAGATGGTTAGCATTGCAGTTTAAAGATAAAGACATTATATGAATGTGAAAATAATGGCAATAAAAAGGACTCCCCGAATAGGGAAGACTTCAAAAAAAGCGTTTGTAGGACTTGGGCTAAAGACAGACCAACATGGCGATAAATGGCTTTCAGGTTTTGGAGGGCCAGAAAATGAAACATGGGCCGTAGGTGATACGGTAGACATCGAAGTAGAACAAAAGGACGAATATTTGAACTTCAAGGTAAACAAGGTTAACCCAATATCTAAAATTCAGGGAGATGAGTCAAGAGTATTCAACCTAATTAATCTGAAACTCCTTCCAGCCATCCAATTCCTAGCTGAAGATATCAAGGCAATCCGAAAGGAATTGCTGAAGGATGGCTATCCCGAAATGGATGAAACGAATGATTCAAGTGGATTGGATAAAATAGACCTGAACGACGAACCACCATTCTGATATGGTTCCATCGTCTTATTAACTGGCTGTTTTTAAGGGGAAAATCACATGAAATTTGCGATTCCTGAAGAATTAAGAGGGGGGTGCACTCTGTTGTCATGAGCCTTCTAACAGACCTCCTAACGGCAGTTAAGGATGAAAACCTTACACTTGAGCAAATCGAGCGTTACCGTGACGAGTTAGTACATCTTCACAGTGCCATGCAAATCGAACTAGCTGATTGTGAAAAAGCGGAAGCGGTATATTTCACAGATCCGAGCAAAGAAGGTGCCTCCGATATTTCTATTAAGAGAAGTTGGAAATCTACCGAGCGTGGTCAAAGGCAGATTTTATTGAATCGTTACGTGAAGGCAGTCGCAAAAGAGATTGATTCATTAAAGAGTAGGGTATATCGTCTTATATGACATGGCACGTTGGAAAGGAGAAAAAGCCAAAGCCTGGCAGGCTGTCCGAGCCTACGTCAAAGCAAAAGAAAGAGACTGCTATACTTGTTCCGCTCGAAATCTTACAGGAATTAACGCTCAAGCGGGACACTGCTGGCCCGTGGGGCATGTGGGAAGTAACAACCGTCTTTCGTGGGACGAGAGGCAAATACACTTACAGTGTAGCCGTTGCAATGGTGCCGGACAAGGAGAACAATCAGCATATAAAATACGCCTCATTAGAGATTATGGTGAACAGGCCGTCAAAGACCTCGAAGCACGACGATGGAAAGTTGATCCAATCAAATCATGGCAAGAAGTCATAGAACATTATCAAAACCTTCTAGCAAACCTATGAAACGTGAAGGCAGTCAAAACCAAGGAAAAAAGAGAGGATTCTATGATATCCCCGCAACTATCGGTGTCATCGCTCCCTTAGCTCCTGGAGTAGTTAATCCCATGTGGGCTATGGAAAATAGCGTACAGGAGCTTGCGAAGCACATAGCGGGTACGTTACGCTTAAGGAAATTCAAGACAATATCGAATGGATTTGAGTTAAAGAAAGTAGAGATCCTTGAAGAACTTGAAGAAGATGATATAATTACCTAATGGGTCAGAATCATGACTACATGCCGAAGACGTATCAGCCTATCGTCCCTCCTAAACCTACACTACAAGTTCCACCGGCATTCCAATCACCTCCAACCATTACGCCTCCGCCACAGCCTTCTCAGGCGCCGGCTGCCCCTCCCGCAGCCCAAAACAGTGGCGGAGGCACTATTTCTGGTAATGGATTGCCATATTGTTCAGGGCCAAATAGTCCCGGGTACAATGTGAGTACAGGGAAATGTATGCCAATCTCAACCACAACGAACGCAATCGTGCCGCAACAAACAGTCCCGAGTAGTCTCAAGTTGTCTCAACTTCCTTACACTAACGGCGATGACCCTGTAGATGGTGCATTAAGTGCAGCATTTTATCTCCTCGTCATCGGATTAGCGTTGAGTGCAATGCCTTTTGTTTTGAAGAGAATACGGTATAGTTAGTATTGATGAAGCATCTCATTCAATCGCCGTTCATTGAATTACTAAAATCCAGAGTGCATCTCTCAAAATCTACCAGATTACTCTCCATCGAAGGCATTTCAAAACAGTGGGGAATTTCAAAGATAACAATATATCGGTATGTGTATCCTCACTATCGTACCCTTGCGCAGAAAAGAGATAAGGAGAGATACGCTCATGAGAAGAAACGAGATAAGAGTAAATGCCAGATTTGTAAAGAACCTTTGAAAGGGCATGCACGTTGTAAAATATGTACTATTTTATTACATGGAAATGAGTGTATTCATTTGTACTGAAACACTTATATGAATATACTTAAAGCCATAAGCAATTGTTATACGCTAAGACCGTTGGTCGAAGCGATTGCTCACAGCAAAATTAACCATAAACACTCTATGAAAATAAACAAAACTACAGTTACTTGGGAAGACAATAGCACACAAGATCTCACGATCTCGGGTGTTAACACGGTCGTTTCCAAAGTAACGCAGACCCTGAATGATGGAACAGTGCAAACTCTCCCAGTCACTCCCGGCACTCTGCCAATCTCGAAAGTAAGCTTTACGTTCGGTGATGGAAATGTTCAAGACCTCGCAGTTGCAGGCACTCACACTTCAGTGAAGTCTGTTTCTGCTACTAACGATGATGGTTCAGTCATGAACGTCCCGGTAGGAGGCGCATCCGGCTCAATTAAGAACATCGTTGTTAACTTCAATGATGGTTCATCCCAGACCGTGACGCAAGGAGCTTCGGCAACGAATCCCGCAGTTGTAACCCTTACCTCAGGTCAGACGGTAGAAGTTAAGGCAGCATAATATGGCGCAAATCCAACTCACTACGGCTCCTCGATCTCACGAGAATAGGGGCAAAGACTCAGAAAATGGTGTAATTAATCGTTTGGAGTATATAGAGGTTGGATTTGGCACCTATCATCACTAAATAACGATGCATGAAAACAAAACCTGCATATCCCCTCTTCGGAGATCCTGATTTCTACCCAGACAATCAGAACAACCCCTATGAATGGAATAGCGTTGATTCCTCAAGAGGAGAAACATATTTCAACGCTCCTGAGAGCAATTCGACAATGGTTTCGGACAGTGTAGAGATGACCAAACGCCTCAAAGCCTTCGTTCCCATGAGTTCAGTAAAGAAAGGTCGATTTCCTCAGAACTATCTTGGCTATGGTCAAAATACTGAGGAATGGAATGAAGGTGATAATTACGAAGCTAAATACCAGTAATATGGCAAAAGAAGCATTTAAGAATAACAAAGGAGATGCGTACAACACGAACGTCCTTCCGATGGCGGATACCGAGACAAAGGCAGGTTCAAACAATAACCTTTATCAAGGCCCCTTCGAGAAGGCGTTAAGTGACGACAATACCCCGAATGGGATGGGATTGGCCCGTGCATCAACTCTCAAATCCTTTGAAGAATTCCCAGGAGCAGAAGCATCAGAATGGAAGAAGATGAAGGATAGGGAGTTCATTAGATACAATGAATTAGAGAGGAAAGCATTTGGCAGAGACATTCCAATCACTAACGAAGGCATCATCCTCGATGAATTCGGTGGAGCATATGGTGAAGGAAAGAGAACAAATCCTGATCCACTAGAGCAGAAACCTAATCGTCCAAGTAATCAGGAGTAGTTGCATATTTACGTAAGTGTGTTACATTACTAAGTATACGGATGGGTGGTCTTAAATCCACACCTCGTATAACCTAGGAAAATAGCAAAGAGTCGTAGCTTCACAGTTACGGCTTTTTGTATTATGATGTAGGTATGGAACTTGTTAATCAAGTTGAGAACAAGCCTTTACGTGATGAAAAAGGTAGACTACTTCCTGGTAATACTGCTAATCCTAATGGAAGACCCAAGGGTCAATCACTTAAAGAGTTTGCGAGAGAATATTTGATGTCTCTACCTCCTGAAAGCAAGAAAGTATATTTAGATGCTCTTCCTAGAGAAATGGTGTGGAAGATGGCAGAAGGTCAACCACATATGACTCAAACAACGGCAATGGAAGGTGTAGTTAATTTAATAGTAACGCAATTCAATGGAGATATTATTCCCACACAACTGGATGCCAGAGAAGCACCAATTACCTATCTTGCAGAGTAAGGCACGGTTCAAGGTAATTGTGTGGCATAGAAAAGCACATAAGACGACCTTAGCTATTAACCAACTGTTACGGATGGCAGCCTTAGTTAAAGGCACGTATTGGTATGTTGCTCCATTCTATGGAGAAGCGAAAGAAACCATATGGCAAGACTCTCAAATGTTACCAAAGTACTGTCCACCTGAAATATGGGAAAAGAGAAATAACAGTGAACTATATATTCCATTCCCTAATGGCTCGATGTTATTTGTGAAAGGATCTGATAAGCCTGATGCTCTCCGTGGTCCTAATCCACAAGGAGTTGTGTTAGATGAGTACGCAACAATGAAGTCTGATACATGGTCAGCAGTTATTCAACCTATCATGACTGCAAATCCTCATTCGTGGACATGGTTCATGGGCACCCCAAAAGGAAAGAATGACTTATGGACAAAGCTTCAATATGCTAAAGATAATCCTAATTGGTATTCTTCAGTCTTAAAAGCTTCGGAAAGCGGCATTATCTCTAAAGATTCTCTCGAAGAAGCGAAAAAGACTTCACCACAAGCTCTCTACAATCAGGAATATGAATGCGACTTCCTTGAAGGTGCATCACAAGTCTTTAGGAGAATCCACCAGAATACCTATAACAAAGAAGAACAGCAGACCGAATACGGAGACTTCCAGTTAGGTGTGGACTTAGCCAAGCATCAAGATTGGACAGTACTTACGCCATTTAACCTCAATACCTTCAGAGCCTATGTACAGGATAGATTCAATCAGGTGGATTGGAATCTACAGAAAGCGCGTATAGAAGCCACAGCCCTACGATACAAAGCAAGAGTGAAGATTGATGCTACCGGTATTGGTGATCCCGTTGTAGATGATTTAAAGAGCAGAGGATTGAATATAGGCGAAGATGACGCCATTAAGTTTACTGAAGTCACTCGTGCTAATTTACTTAACCATCTCTCAATGCTCTTAGAACAAGACAAGATACAGATTCCTAACGATGAAGGTCTAATAAACGAACTTGAATCATTTCAGTATAAGCTTATAGTTAATAAGGAAACGAATAAGACAAGAATAGCGATGATATCTACCGCTCCTAATGATGACCGAGTGATGTCTTTGGCTCTTGCAGTACATGGAAAAGACACTCCGACACCGATTGACTGGCATGAACGCAATCCCAGATTCGCGAATAGGGAACAGGAAGGAAACTTATATCAGGCAACCTATGACTGATGATTGGGACGAAGATTTGAGGCTAGAAGCCATCGATTCACTCAAAGGAGCTTTCTTTCGCATGAATCTTTTCTTACAAACCATGAAGAAACATCATAGACCAAAAGCTTTCAGAACAATAGAAGCCAGAATACTTGAAATCCTAAGTGATATTGGTAAAGACCTATAGATTGCACTGAAATAGAGCCGTGAGGTAGCTTTATAAGAATGGCTCGCCCCTCCAAAACATTCGCAAAGACATTCGCCTCGAGCTCTACAGTCAATGAGGAACGCACTGGACATCTCTTACAGACCGCAGATTCATCAGATCCTATAGGAATGGCCAGTAACGACCAGATATATGCTAGGGCAATTGGCATAGTGAGAGGGGAGAAACAACGATGGGAAGTGGCTACCGCGTTCGTTACCGACCGTGTATCATTCAAGATGCGGCAGCTTATCAGAATCTTCAGGAAGAACTATTATGGGATATTTGACGTTCCTATTGACCAATTCACAAACCTTGAAAAGACGTGGTATCCACTCACTGAGATTAATGTGGAAGCAGTGGTTAAGAACATCGATCTCGACCAGAAAGACATCAACTTTCGTTCCAAGACCCCCGATGGATACGGAATTACTGAGATAACAAGATCTGCGGTCAAGAACAAGCTATCGAGGATGTTCTTTGGCCAACGTCTTGATGACTTTGAACGTGCTCTCGCTATCGACGGGACTGCAGTGTGGAAGACATGGGAAGAAGAAGGGAAGTTAAGAATCGCCCTTGTAGACCTTTTGAATATATATATCGACCCTACGAGTGCGAGCATTCAAGACTCGTATAGGTTTACTGAGCGTTCTCTACAAGATCCACAGGTCATTAAAGGGATGACGGGATGGATTAATACTCAGGATGTTGATTTAAATGTCACGGAAGGACTTCCAAGAACTGACCCCTATTGGATGAATCGTTCAACGCAGGTCAACTCGAATGTTAAGGAGTTAGATGTCTATGAGTTATGGGGCAAAATCCCTGAATCTTTGCTTACAGGGAATCCTAACGACGAGAACAGGGAAGTTGAGGGGCATATTGTCGTTTCAGGTATTGACTCACCAGGTAAGGAGCGTGTTCACCTCATCGAGAGGAATGACAGAAAGGATAATGAGGGTAATTCTCTTAAACCCTATGAAGAGTGTTGGTACACGAGAGTCCCTAATCGTTGGTATGGGCGTGGGATAGCTGAAAAGCTCTTAACACTCCAAATCTACGCCAACATAGTTTTCAACGTCCGCATCAATCGTTCTCGTGTTTCTCAATTAGGCCTATTCAAGATGAAGAAAGGGGCTGGCGTGACGCCTCAGATGTTAGCCCGTTTGCCTTCCAATGGCGTTGTTGTCTTAAATAACCTCGAAGATCTGGAACAAATGGTCGTTCAGGAAGTAGGGGAAAGTTCATACAGGGATGAGGAAGTTATCAAGGATATGTCTGAACGCCTCACTAATGCCTTTCAAGTGGCAACAGGAGAAGATTTGCCTTCAGATACGAGTGCTACCGCAGCATCCATGCAGTCTCAGAGCGTTAAATCAGGCTTCGCGCTCATTAAAGATGGTATTGGAGGCTTTTTGGAGCGTTGGATGGACAGACATGCGCTTAAGATCATCGCTAAAGAGCTAACAACGGGTGAAATAGTGAGAATCTCAGGCGATGAGGACGGGTTTTCGCAGATTGTCGAACGAGTCGTCATGTTTAAGGCCCAAGAAGCACTTGATAAGTCATTCGCGAACGGGTATTTACCCTCACCACAGGAAATAGTGAGAGAAGTTCAGCATGCCCACGAGAAATTACGGAAAGGTGACATGTTCATTAAACTCTTAAAGGACATTATCGTTGAAGAGTTAGAAACCGAGATGTATGTGACTAATGAAGAAATGGATACTTCAGTTACTATTCAGAATCTTATGACACTCTTACAAGCTGCTCCGCAGTATGCAGACCAAATTGTGCAGCAAGCAGTAGATTTAATGGGCCTTTCTCCCTTCAAGCAGCCTCAACAGCAAATGCCACAACAAGGTCAACCTCAGCAACCTCAACAGCCTATGGCTCAAGGCCCGATGCAACAACAACAAACAACTCAGGCCCTCACAATGAGATAATATGCCAAACGAAAAAGAGACATCGGAGATACTTACGGAAGCTGATCATGTTAAAGCAATGATTGATTCCGATGGCTGGAAGTCTATCAAGGGGAAATTAGACACGCGTATCCTCGACTTACAGAACATCAATAATCTAGACATGACGGATGTTACAACTCTTCAATCCCAGTTAGCAGCACGGAAGATGGCGGTCGATATCATCTTTGACTGGTTAAAGAGCGATGTGTATGGATTTGTTGAGCAGCAGGAGAGTAATGCGCAGAAATTAATAGATACTCCTGAGAGTTTTATCAATAGAGAATGATGTATGGCTCCAAAGTTTTTAGAGAAGAAGCTTAAGAAAGAATATGGAGATAACCCTCATGCGATATATGGCACGATGAATAAACTCGGTTATATGAAAGGGAATAAGGAAACTAAGAAAGGTAAGAAAGCTGCAAAGAGACATCGTGAAGACTCATTAGGTAGACGAAGATAATATGGCAAAACCCTACAGAAAAGTTAAGTTGAAAAGAATAAGCAAAGCTCCCTATAAGAAGGTTAACCTACGGGAAGACAAGTTAGGGAGGCGAAGGTAGTTTTCCCATCTGGTGCTTTAAAAGACTTGAGCATCAGATTGGGCAAATTATAAGGTCGATGCCCACTTACTAATGACACTAATTCTATTACCTATGACTGAAGACCTTAGCACAGAACCCTTAGCTGATGCGTCTCTTAAGAGCGCGGCAGACGGCGGAGTGACGGTTGAATCCCTTGCAATAACGCTTGCAGATTTGAACGCCCAGCTTGGCGGCAATTTCAAGGATACCGCTACTGCCCTTAAAGCCCTGAAAGACACTAAAGACTTTGTTGGGAAGCGTAAGGAAGATATCGCGGCGGAGGTGAAAGCCTCGCTAATACCCGCGAATCCTCCTGAGGTAGCCTCGAAAGGGGACGTTCAAGAACTTAATAACCGATTGTTCCTTGCGGAGAATCCACAGTATAAAGATATGGTTGATACCCTAAAGGCTATTGACCCTAATCTCGCCAATGCCGTGAAGGCTCCCGGCATCCAATCGTTAATTGAGAAAGCGCAAAAAGCAGACGAAGTAGCGAGCAATAAATCAGTTGTCGCATCTAACTCACGTCTATCCCAAGTTAAATCAGTTGTTGAACAAGCGGTTGCAGTTACTAACGCCCGTGGTTCGACCAACGAAGACACAGCCCTCGTATTTGCCTCAGCTATCAACGCTGCAAATAACGAACGATAGACATAGACAATGGCACAGACAGCAGTACTCCAGACCTACGGCGATCTAACCATCAAGACTGATATCGTTCTCGATTCAGTTGAGATTATTAGTTCCCGTGAAGATGGAATCTTCGCGATGCTGGGAAAGACTAATGCGATTGCGATGATTCACTCGTATCCAGTGGATACGCTCTTGACTCCCGCATCACAAGCAGTCGAACAAGGACAGGACTTCACCTATACAACTAGGACGACTCCTACCTTGCTCACCAACATCGTGGAAGAAATTGCTATTCCAATCCGTGTGACTCGTCCGCAAATAGCGGTGCAGCACTACCATGGACAGAACGAACTTGACCGACAGTTGGCTAAAGGACTCATGGAGTTCACCAACGCGGTAGAGTTCGACCTTGTACGTGGTACGCAGACATCCGGTATTTCCGGTACGGCTCAAACGATGTCGGGGATTATTGTTGCGATAAGTAAGAGCACGAATACTACGGCTCAAACTTCTGGCACAGCGTTCTCCGCAACAATCTTGGACGGTCTCATGCAGACGAACTGGTCAAACAGCAATGGCGACGTTGCAACTGACCTATTCATGGGAGGCATCATGAAACGTAACTCCGACACATTCGTGGCGAAGTCCAACGTGGTAGTGAACTCTCCTGACATTCGTGGAATCGTGAAAACGGTTACAACGTATGAGACAGCATTCGGAACGCTCACGCTCCACAAACATAGGTTTGTTCAGCAGAGCGGTGATGCAACAGGACGCATCTTGGGCATTCGCCCAGAAAAGCTTAAGGTTGCATTCTTGGAAAAGCCGACAGTCTTGACCGACCTTCAAACAGGTGGTGCTTATACACCGAGAGCGGTGTATGGTTCACTCACGCTAAATTGTGGCGTGAATAAATTTCCTCTGATTAATGGCGAAACCCTAGCAGTAGGCAACGCTCTGCAAGCGGTATGAAGTCCATACTGGCAGCAGCAACGACTGAGCGAGGAAACCTCTAACGAGAGGATGCAACAGTCTGTTCTACCAATATAACCAAACGAAATGGTAGAGATAAATCCGAAGCGGTTTATCCCCTCGAAAGAGGCGTAACATAAAGGGAAACGCGTAATCAAGACTCAAATTTCTTTTGCAGTGGGTTCTTATTGGCTTGACAGTTAATAAGACTCATTGTACAGAGAGAACAGAAGCCTCCTCGACAACGGGGAGGTTTTCTGTTACTATATTTTGATGAGAAAGAAGGGCTGGAAGCTTTCTGAAGAAACAAGAAAGCGCATGAGTCTAGCCCAATTAGGACATAAAGGCGTCGTCCACACCCCAGAGACAAAAGAAAGAATACGACAAGCCCAGTTAGGAAAAGTTTATTCTCCTGAGACTCTAAAAAAGATTAGTATTGCTAACACTGGCAAAGTACGAACTGCTGAAATGCGAAAAAGAATAGGGCTTGCTAGTTTAGGTAGAAAAGCCAATAACGAAACTAAAGCTAAATTACGCGCTATTCATCTCGGTAGGAAACATTCAAAAGAATGGAGGTTAGGAACAAGTGGGGAAAAGCACTGGAACTGGAAAGGCGGCATTACTCCTATTAACCACAAGATTAGAACTTCCTTTGAATACAAACTCTGGCGCAAAGCAGTCTTCGAACGTGATAACTACACATGCAAATTCTGTGGTACCAGAGGCGGCATCATACACGCCGACCACATCAAACCATTCGCACTATTCCCAGAGCTAAGATTCGCTATAGACAATGGCCGTACACTTTGTAAGCCTTGCCATCAATCAGTGCATAGGGCATAATATACAAATGATTACGGTTCTTGATGGAAAAAACTCTGCCACTAAGAAACACATTGAAGCGATAGTGAAGAATTATATTCGACTATTTCCTGAAGACTACAAAACTGTCATTGAAGGGATACAAATGCAGAAAGGATTACATCTAGATGAATTTGCTTCTGCTAAAAAGAAAGGTGCGCCCTATACTCGGGCGTTATTTGAGATTCCTCTCGAATTACAAGAGATGCTCATAACAGGACTGGAATCTGACGAAATGGAATGGTTTAAGGCTGGGGGAAAGAATAGGAAAGAAGGCGCATTGTGGTTTGCAAAGAAGTTTAAGGAGTTCGCACTTCCTTCCTCAGTTTGAATATGATTGGTACTATCATCATGGTTTTGTGTGTGGGCATCGCAATAGGGCTGCTCTTGTCAATGGCGATAGATTTGTTTTTCTCCAGTGACTCAAATATAACGCTGACTCCTGGTGAGGAAATTACAATCACAGTGCTATGAGGATCGCGGCAGCGTTAATTGTAAAAGGCACAGACGCCGAAGCGTTATTACTTAATAGGTGTTTAGATTCAATCGCACCATATGTCGATGGTATATTTGTTACACGAACTACTACTGCAGGTGAAAAGCCAAATGGGGCTGTCGCTAACGTTGTTACTAGTTATAACGGCTATCTCTCTGATTTTACCTGGATTGACGATTTTTCTGCTGCACGTAATTTCAACTTTCAACAAGTTCCTACAACGTTTGATTACATAATCTGGAGTGATGCAGACGACATCTGGCGAGGACTAGAGAAGTTACGACCTACTCTAGAGAAATATCCCCATGTGGATGGATTTGGGTTTTGGTATCTCTATGAGTGGGATGAGTTCAGATTACCTACCGTGGCGCATAGGAAGACTATGTTGATAAAGAATAACGGGTGTGCGACATGGAAGGGCGCAGTGCATGAGGATTTACAGCCTAATCGTGACCTGTCGATACACCTTGTCGAAGGCATTGAACGACTGCATATCACTGATTCTAAGAGAATGGAGGAAAGCGCAGAGAGAAACTTGCAGATATCGAAGAAAGAGAAGGATGACGATCCGCGTACCGCTTGGAATCTTGCCAATGCGCAGTTTGCCGTCTCGGACTTTGAGGGAGCTAGAAATTCCTTTAAGGAATTCATCAACACTTCACACTCCAATGAAGAGATATACCTCGCACGGACTAGACTGGCGAATGTATACAAGTCTTTGGGAAGACGTGAGGGATGCATAAAAGAGCTTCAGAGCGCAATAGGACTCATGCCTTCTCAACCTGATGCCTATTTGCAACTAGCTGGGTATTATTATGAGTTCGATAATCTTGGTAAGGCGGAGGAATATGGATTAATGGGTATTATAAAACGTCCGCAGATACATAAACTCATCGCATTTAACCCACGAGACTATGATTACAACCCAATGATGTTGATGGCGAAGATTTATACGCGCCTAAATCGTCCGCATGATGCCTTAACTTTTATGGAAGGATGCTTAAGAATCTATCCCAAGGACAAAAAACTCAAGGAATACGTCAAAGAAGGGAAAAAAGACAAGCGATTGATGGCACGAGTGCTAAAAAAGTACGAAGAACTGAAGAAAATCAAGGACAAGAAGAAGTTAAAGAAAGAATTGGATGGATTACCATTAGAAATACGTTCACATCCTGGTATTTGCGTCTTACGTAACGAGAATTTCATCAAAGAGACATCTTCAGGCAGGGATTTAGTGATTTATTGCGGAAATACGATAGAAACCTGGAATCCAGAGACATTTAAGACCAAAATGGTAGGTGGTTCTGAGGAAGCAGTGATACATATGGCGCGTGAATACGGCAAATTAGGATGGCAAGTCACGGTATACAACAATTGCGGGCACAAAGAGACCGGGGAATTTGTTATAGCGAATGGAAAAGGTATACAAGGAGCAAATGCAATACGGTATAAACCTTTCTGGGAATTTAACTACCGCGACAAACAAGATGTCGTAATAATCTGGCGATGGCCTAAAGTACTGGATGCAGACATAAATGCACCAAGGATATTCCTAGACATGCATGATGTAGTCTCTGAAGGAGAATTTACCCCAGAGCGATTGAAAAAGGTTACAAGGGTAATGGTGAAATCTCAATTTCATCGTTCGTTATTTCCAAATGTTCCAGATGAGAAATTCGCCATAATCCCTAATGGAGTTGAAATAAACATAGATCCAACAATTACACGTGATCCATATCTCATCATAAACACTTCCAGCCCGGATAGAAGCATGGATGTGATGCCTAAGCTATTTAGAGAAATTAAAAAGCAAGTTCCACAAGCTAAGATGCAGTGGGCATATGGGTGGAAGGGATTCGTAAACGCTCATGGAAGTGATGCTAAGAAAATGGATTGGATGGAGAGGACCAAGCATGAGATGGAAGAAGCTGGTATTGAGTCACTCGGAGCACTTACACAAGATGAAGTTGGAAAGCTATATCAGAAAGCTTCAATCCTCGCGTATCCCACAGAATTCGCTGAGATTGATTGTATAAGTGTAAAAAAGGCACAAGCATCTTATTGTTTTGTTGTGGCGACAGACTTTGGAGCATTAGATGAAAGCATAGACTTTGGTAGAAAGGTTCAGTCATTTAAGACAAAAGATAATTGGAACCGTCCCTATCAATTCCATTTTGGCCTTGAAGACGAAGCGGCGCAGAAGAAATTTGTTGAATGTTGCGTCATTTCCATCCAAGACCAAATGGCTGATTGGTATAAACCACTAAGAGAAAAGGACAATAAATTGAAAGATAAATGGGCAAAACAATTCACTTGGCACAATATCGCTGAACGATGGCGAATGTACTTTTAATATGAAGAAGGTAGCAATTAGTGGAGGGTTTGATCCGATTCATAAAGGACATATTCGTTTGATTAAAGAAGCAAGAAAACTTGGTGATTATTTAATAGTTATACTCAATAATGACAACTGGCTTAAGAAGAAAAAAGGGAAGATCTTTATGGACGAGGACGAACGCAAAGAGATTCTTGAAGCAATTGGTGGGGTTAATGCTGTTTTTGTCTCAATTCATCCACAAAGTTGTATTGATATGAGCGTTTCAAAAGAAATAGAGATCTTGCTTCCTGACATATTTGCAAATGGAGGAGATAGAACTTCAAAAAATACTCCTGAAAAGGAAATATGCAGAAAGTTAAATATTCCCATGATATTTAATGTAGGAGGGACGAAAGTGCAGAGCTCTTCAGAGCTTCTTAAAGATTATGCGGATTAGCTTCCTATGGTTTGGTTTTGACGGCAGATATGGTCAATGGCGAGATGGTCTATACGCTGCTATGAAACTCATTGAGAAACAACATGAAGTAAGATATTTCGATGTAACTGACAAATCATTACAGGAAGTCGAAGAATACAAACCAGATGTTGTCCTATTCTGGGAAGCACCATGCAGTAATAAGGGAAAAGATGCAGATATGTGGTACAAAGTTTGTGCTCTTCCCTACAAAAAAGTACTTTTATTCGCTGGTGGCCCGCTTAAAGCAATCGATGTAGAACCTTTTGATTTAATATTTGTAGAATCTGAAATAGATGCTGAGACTTGCGAACGTGAAGGTATTCCCTATGAAAAGGTTTTTGGCACTAATACGCAGATATTCCATCCACAACGCGTAAAGAAATACCATGACGGGTTTCTCCAGGCCACGTTTAGCTCATGGAAACGTCATGAACTATTCGCCGAAGCGTTAGGAAGCAAAGGTGCGGTAGCAGGACGTAAACAAGCGCACGACTGGCATGGATATAACGAATGTGTAAAGCATGGAGTTCTTATTTTCAATGAAATGAGTGCGGAGAATGTGGCACATACTATAAACGCTTCTTGGTCAGTTGTTAATACTTCAAATGCTGAGGGTGGAGGACAACGCTGTACAGTCGAAGGGATGGCTTGTGGCGTGCCTGTAATTGTTATGTCTGACTCCCCCAAGAACTGTGAGTTAATCAGAGAAAGCGGAGGAGGTATAATCTGTGAGCCTAATGCAGAAGCAATACGAGAAGCAGTCAAAGAAGCTAAACTGCACGCAGATTTATATGGCTCAAGCGGTCTTGCCTATGTTAAATCGCATCTCACGGAGAAGCATTATAGTGACGCGATACTTGCCAATCTTAAGGATATATGAAATTTAAAGACGCTATAGACTCAGAAGTTCCAAAAGACGATTCTACCTCAATGGGCGAGAAGATGTTACTTTACTGGCTCATCCGAGAATTAAAGCCTAAAGTAGTTATCGAGACAGGTACTCATCGAGGACTTACGAGTCTCTATATGGCTCATGCGTTATTTGATAATGGTGAAGGGCATTTGACTACTTGTGACCCTAATCCTGAGTGGTATGCAAAAGGTAATTTTGCGAAGTTTCCTGAATTATCCCCATTCATTACCTTCAAGTTATGTAAAGGAAAGGACTTAGAAGTGGAGAATATAGACTTTGCCTTTATAGATGGCTTCCATGAATTTACTGATGTCTTAGAAGAGTTGCATATGCTGCTTCCTAGGATGTCTGAGACCTCAGTTGCAGTATTTCACGATTGTTGGTTCGGAAATTCCGATGGCGTCAATGAGGCTCTAAAAGAAAGTGGGATTGATACACTTTGGCTTGGTACTAAAAATGCGATAAGGTTATTTAGCAAACATCCTCCACGACCTACAGGATTATGAAAATAAGCGTCCTCACACCAAGTATACGACCATTAGGACTTGAGATAGTCCGTACTTCATTACTTAAGCAGAATTTTTCTGATTTTGAATGGCTTACGGAAATAGGATTAGGGAAACACGATTTAAATTCTGCATATAATCGTATGTTGCGTCGAGCACGAGGAGAGTTAGTTATTTCACTTCAAGATTACATTCTAGTGCGCCCTAATTTCCTTACTAAATGGTGGGATGCATACAAGAAACATCCTAAAGCTTTCATAACTGCTCCTGTTGGGAAAGTCGATAATCTGAATTATTCAGGTGAAATTAAATGGGACTGGCGTGCTTATAGAAATGACGAAAATGCCAATATAAGGCCTTGTGAATGGAATACATGGGAAATAGACAATGGAGCTGCTCCGCTTGCTGCTTTGAAGGAAATAGGGGGCTTTGACGAGGCATTAGATGGCCATTGGAGCGCAGATAATGTAAATGTTGGCAAACGTGCACAATTAGCTGGCTATGAGTTTCTTTGCCTCTTTAATAATCCTGCTTTAGCTTACAATCATGACAAATTCATTGAACACCCATTCAGAACCGATATAGACTCAACAAATACTAAACGCATGGCTATGTTTGAAGGAGGGATGCGTTTACCACCTTTGCACTGAAATAGCCCTTTAGATTAGTCTAGAGTATCTATGAACCTCGGTGACATTGCCGTCAAGGCTCGTGCTCTCACACACACAGATACGGTATCCTATACCGATGCTCAGTTATTGATTGATATAAATATATGGAACTCCAAGGTATCTTCAATGATATTCGAGGCACAAGATGATTTTGACTTCGATGACGCTCGAAATACCACTTATCCTATCGTCACTACCCCAATGGTGGCTGCTCAGCGAGATTACGCTATTCCCGTGGCTTCACAAGTCCTAAAGATTAAGCGAGTGGATATAAGTTATGACGGTACGAATTACTATCGTGCCACACCCTTTGATGCTGGGGCAGTTGACTGGGGATTGGGAAATCCTACCAATGAAGACTTGAATATGATACGGCAAGCTCCCCGATATGACCTCCAGTACAATGCTATTTTCATCTATCCTCTACCTACCGCCGCAGATGTTGCAGCAGGTGGGAAAATTCGTATTGAATGGTTCAGGGACATGATTGCCTTTACTACGAGTGATTATACGGTAGTCCTCACTGACTCTACTGTAGTCCCTGGGTTTGATAGGCCATTTCATCCTATTTTAGCGTACGGTGCAGCCTACGAGTTCGCTCGAGCACAACTCCTCCCTCAAATGAAAGACTTCAAGGAAGAAACTGATATGTGGGAAGCGAGACTCAGGATTGCCTATGGAAAGAAGGATTTAGACACACAGTTATTTCTTAAACCTGCCTTTGATAATTACGGAGATTATGGGGGTTTCGGAGGTGGTGGATATACCTACAGATAACTATGAGCCTAGCCTATAATAAATTCAATACGTTCGTTGCCGATATTGACAACAAAGTTCATAATCTTTCATCAGACCAATTAAAAGTTGCGCTTAGTAATTCAGCACCAGTCGCTACGAATACAGTCTTGGCGAACATTACTGAGATTTCCTATGCGAATATTTCCAGTAGAAACATAACGACTACTTCATCTACGCAATCGAGTGGAACGTATAAGCTAATTCTGGTTAATCTTACGTTAACCGCTTCCGGCGCAGTAGGTCCATTTCGATACGTAGTCGTATATAACAGCACTGCTGCCGGCGGCCCATTGATAGCATGGGTTGACCTCGGAGCTTCATGGGGTCCAGCTTCAAACACTATGCAGAATGGAGATACGCTCACCATCCAATTCGACCAGACCAATGGATTTTTTAATCTAACATGATATGGCAAGCGTCAACGTACTTGTAGTGGCAGGAGGCGGCGGCGGCGCCGCCGGTTCAACTTCAACAGGTCATGCAGGAGGCGGCGGCGGCGCCGGCGGTTACTTAAGTGATACTACTCATACGGTAACTGCTCAAGCATATAGTATTACGGTCGGTACAGGAGGTGGTGTAAGTGCCTCAGGAGGACAGGGAAATTCTGGCAATAATTCAGTCTTTGATACGTTAACCGCCACTGGTGGAGGAGGTGGTGGACAGGGAACTACTAATGGGCAAGCAGGCGGTTCAGGTGGTGGTGGTTCAGGAGGAGTAACTTCAGGAGGTACAGGAACAGGAGGGCAAGGAAGTAATGGAGGAGCAGGAACAAATTCAAATGGTGCAGCGGGAGGCGGAGGTAATGGAAGCGTAGGGGCTGACGCACCGACAGGAGGAGGAGCTGGCAATGGTGGTAACGGTGGTACAGGGACAGCAAGTACTATCTCTGGTGCATCGGTTACCTATGCTGCCGGCGGTGGTGGTGGTGGAAACTCAGGAGGAACAGGAGGCAGTAGTATCGGAGGCAATGGTGGTTCTAATGCATCAGGAGCTAGTGCGACAGGTAATGGAGCAGGAGGAGGTGGTGGTGCTTCAACTGACGCGCATATCGGAGGAGCGGGTAGCGGAGGAATTGTAATCATTTCCTATCCTACTGATGGAAGTACTGGAGTTTCGGTATTTTGTACAGGAGGGACGATAACGACTTCAGGCGGTAATCGAATACATACTTTTACCTCAAATGGCACATTTACTGCTGTCCTTACTGCTGCAATAACAGCGGGCTTATATTCAATGACATTTGGGACGAGCAATAACTACGTCTTTGGACATAACTATGTAAGTCAACTGATAACCGCAGGTGTGTATTCAATTACTGGTTTTGCTTTCTCAATCCAAAACGGAATATGGACAACAACACCTTCTAATCCAGCAACTTTCACAGGAACTACCATTGATGCTGCTGTCTTTACCACCACAAATCAAGACACCTCAATATGGACTCCACAGAATAAATCATGATATGAAATGCCAAAAAGGAGAGCAAAGAAATACTGGAAGAACACATTTTAAGAAAGGATTTATTCCATGGAACAAAGGCGTCTTGCTGAAAAAGGAATGTTTAAGATGTTTAAATAAGTTTGAGGTGCAACCATATAGAAAGGATGCGAAGTTTTGTTCGATTGCTTGTGCACGAAAGGGTGCAGCACGAAAGAAGAAGGGAATAATAAAAGTTTGTGAGACCTGTTTTAAAACTTTCTATGTCCCGAAAGCGCATTCATATAGGAAATATTGTTCACATAATTGCGCCAAGGTTGTGCATATTGGAAGAAGGCCAGCAAATTTCAAAGGCGATGATGTTAGCTATAGGGGTTTACATTACTGGGTTGTAAGACATTTAGGTAAACCTGCTAATTGTTCTAGGTGCGGTATTATAGGATATGGAAGACGAATGCACTGGGCCAATAAAAGTCGAAATTATCAACGAATTAAATCCGATTGGATAAGGTTATGTCCAAAATGCCATAAGGCATATGACCATATTCCAATCGCAAGGAGCGCATAAACGGAAAATTTCAGATACAACTCGGGGCGGATCAATTCGTTTCAGGCATGTCATCCTCTGACTATGCTACCGATGGCGCTCTAGGTACAAGTTCAATGGGACTTAATCCCTTTACTACACCTGGATTAATCAGAGCAATAGCCACAGGGACGGATATCTCTGCTAATGTAGTTGGGAACATCATCGCAAGTGCTGAAGACTCTCAACCGAATACCGTATCTAGTTACAACAAAATCTTGGTAGATGATGCGGGGAATTATTATACCTATAACGGGGCAGGATTAACACTTCAAGCTACCGCAACGACTAATGCTGCTTTTTATACATCTACGAAAGTCGATGCAGTCTCCTATGTGGGTAAGATTTATGTTTCTACTGCGAATGGTGACATTGACGTCTTCACTACGGCTTCTTTGAGTCTTGCAAATGCGTGGTGGACAAGCGCCCCGCAGTCTAAAACTTCAATGAGTTCATATGTTCCCCATCCGATGATTGTGTATCAAGGTAATTTGTACGTGGCTGACAGGAACCATTTACATACGATTGACCAGAGTGCGAATATTGCACTCAATGTCCTCTCTCTTGGTGTCACAGGAAGTGCAGACGGAAATGAGAATATCTACGCTCTTGCGATAGATCCAGGGACAGGATTAATGATGATCTCGGTACAGACGACGATAAACATATCAGATACGCTTTCTTCAAGGTTTTATGTCTACCTCTACGATGGAATATCCTCAAAACCTACAAGAAAAATAGAAGTAGACGACCTCGTAACGGCTTTTTATCACCTCGAAGGACAGGTTTACATCGGAGCAGGACAAACTTTAGGTCTTTGGAACGGCAATGGAGTGACATTTCTAAGAAAGTTACAAAATGTGTCTCTCATTAACACAGATTTACCGTATAAACAGCACTTTGCGAGTACGAGAAGTATCTTACATGTTGTTGATGGAGCTACAGTTCTCTCCTATGGCGCAGCAATCTCGGGAAAAAAGGGATTTTTCTACACCGCGACGAATCCAAGCGGAGGAGGACATCTTTCGGCACTTGTTTCTTTAGGAAGTAATAAATTAGGTATCGCGTATGCGACGAATAAGATAAGTTCATTTGATTTCTCATCCACAGCGGCAGGAACGGCGACACTTTACTTTAACAATATCTATTTTCCACGTCCTATTTATGTCCGCAGAATGCGACTTATAACTACCGGAATCACTACAACGGCAGGGATTGGAGGTACGGCAATCATTGATGAATTTGGCACTGTAAATCAATCGGCAGTCAGTACTTTTGTGGTTCTTGCCGCTGATACTCCTGAAATGGTGTTTGATTTTGACTTTTCAAGTCTTAAGTTACAAGCAATACAACCTAAAATTACTTTTGATACGCAAGGATTCGGTCTTGTGAGGGTGTATATATACTACGATATTTCTGAGTGATTGTCAATCTATCCTATATGCCTCCAAATCAATCAAATCCTCAAGGAAATCAAGGAACTAAGCCAAACTTTGACCATCCCCAGCCACAATCAAATCAACCCACAGCAGGGCAAGTCTTTAGCTATACACCTGATGCCAATGCAACTCCTCAAGCATTAGCGGATCTGCGACAGGAAATGCTGCGGCTCTTTTCAACTCATATACACAATGGCAATCAATCGAGAAGTATAAACGCTAATACTGACATTATAGGATGGAGGGGAATGATAACGTATGGTGGTACGGTAGCTTCAACAGGTAGTTTAACAAGTTCATTTCCTTTAGGATGGTCAGCAGTGAGAAATAGTCTAGGAAATTATACGATTACCCACAATCTCAATACCACCAATTACTCCATGGTAGCGACTTCCCAAAACGACCACACTACGATGGAAGTCAACACCATGAACGCCAATACGGTAAATGTTCTAGCATGGAATGCTGGAAGCGCGATTGATTCCACCTTTAATTTTATACTAACTGTTCTGCCTCTCTAATTGCACTGAAATAGCTCTTTATTGCACCATATAATCAAATATGCCTCCTAATCTCCTCCAACAACAGTCCCCACAACAAGGCTTCAGTGCGCCTGGTTTTGGTAATACCTCAGGCCCGTCAATAGGGCAGGTAGGTTCGTCTATTCTCGGTTCTATAGGTACTCCACGCCCTCTTAATCAAACGGCCCAAGTTCCTGTTACTCCACAATCAGGGATTAACTTTGGAGCTATTAACTTTCCTACGGGGGGTATCGGTGCTAAACCTCCAGTAACTCCTACACCTACTGGGGGTCAAACTTTTGATAAATCTATAGCTAGTGGATTGAGAAATCAGAACACTTCACAACCCGACAATTCATTAGTAAATAAGAATGTAAACTGGCAAAACAATGTTGGTGGTGCTCAAGGGACTCCAGTAAATCAGAATAATGGTTTAGGCAGTCTAATAACCACCAATCATCCGACTCAGAATGGAGGTTCTGTAACGCTAGATGGGAGTGGGAATGTAAGTGGAAGTACTTCAGCTCCAGGCTACTCAATTGATACCTCAGGCGCACACACTTCAGATGCTCTCACTGGAAATAATACAGCAAGCTCTTTAAACCAATCCTATCAACAATACCAAGATTTACTTAATGGTGTCTCTCAAGCTCAATTAGGGGTCGGACAAGCGTCGCAGTATTCACCTGCATATCTTCAAGCGTATCAACAACAACAACAGGCACAGGGGCAAGGTGCAGCACTTGGATATAATCAAGCACAATATGGTTTCACTGGGGCAGGATTGGGAGTTGGAGCAGCACAGATAAACTCTAATCTCTACACGGGGAATAACTTACCAGGCGATACGATGGCATATGCTCAAGGTGCCACTGCGAGAGCTCAAGCACAGAATACTCTTCAACAAGCAACTAATACCTATGGACAAGCAGGGAACACTCTTCAGCAAGCTCAAAACTCTATTCAGCAATTGGCGGCTAATCAGAATTTGAATACTCAGCAACTCGCTCGAACAGGTAATATAGCCGCCGCACAATCAGGGGTATCAGCTGCACAGACTCAATTACAATCTCCAGCAGCTCTTGCAGCGATTAATTCGATAGACTCAGTAAATAAGCTTGGTGACCAATATCCAGGAGCGGGAATACTACCTACTGATTCGATTGAACAGGCACGCCAGAAAGCCGCCGCTTCACCTGCATATCAAGCTGGATTCCAGTCTACCTATTCAACTCCAGGAGGAGGGACAGGCATATTGGATAAATTAAACGGTCTTGGAGCACTACAACAGAATAGCGATGGTACGTTTAATTTAGTTTCTGGCGCGGCGGCTACAATTGGAAGCGCAAATGCTGCACAATTCGCAAAACAAAGTGACATCTATAGCAATATAGGAAGTGCTTTGACATCATTCCAAAAGACCGTTGATTCAACTACGCAGTTTATGAATCGATACGGTTTAAACCAAAGCGGAGTCCCTATAATTTCCCAACTACAGAATGCAGCAGAGTCGCAGTTGCCTAATAAAGTTGCAGCCATTGCGGCATTCAAACAAGATGTATCAAATCTCCAAAACGACTACGCAACATTTCTTACTGCGAGAGATGGTTCAGTTGCTGGTACAAATGAAAAAGCAGCTCAAACTATCAATATAGACACTTTAAGTCCAGCCCAATTACAAGTTGTTGCTGGCCAGATGGCCGCAGATGGAAAGAATACTCAAGCTGGTGCTCTTGACCAGATGAATAAAGCAACACAAGGACTTCAGACGGGAACCCCTGCGAATACTAATCCGGGAAGTCCAACCTCAAATTCTGGATGGCCTGGCTGGAATCCTTCACAATGATATGCCTTCTCCATCACTCTCAACTGCACCAGGTCTTTCCCCTGCGGAATCCTTTTTAGCTAACAAGGCGAGTGGGCAACCTAATTCGCAACCCCCACAGACGCCACAACCCCAAGCACCTACACAAAGTGCATCGGGCGCATCACAGAATAATGTATTCTCCCAGCCCATTGACCAAGGCGCTTTAACTCTATCCCGCGCAATAGCTTTACAAGAAAGCAGTAAGGATGGCCGCACTCCGAATTATACGGCGACTGGAGATGCTGGAACATCATACGGCGCTTATCAATGGAATAATGGAAAACAAGCCCTAAATCCAGGTGAGTTACCTGTTAATTTTGTTAACGGAGCAAAGGATGCTGGCCTCGACCCGACAGACTTCTCACCTCAGAATCAGGATAAAGTCGCATACGCCCAAGTGATGCAGATGAAAAAACAAGGTCTTCAACCCGAGCAGATTGCTGCTGCTTGGAATGCAGGAATGGGACATATAAATGATTGGCAAACTCATGTGGGAACTACAATGATAAATGGCCAAGCAGTCCATTACGATACGCCGAGTTATGTCAGAAATGTACAAAGTTACTATCAACAATTAGCGGGGAATCAACAGCAACAAACTCAACAACCTCCACCACCTCAACAAGACCCTAACGCACTTCCTACCTATGGAGCTACATTTCCTGCTAGTCCTCAAGATACGGGACTAGTTGCGGGATTTAAGGCTCTTGGAAACTTGCCGTCTTCAATCTATGGTTTTGGAGCGGGACTTGTTAATACGGCTACACATCTACCCCAGACAGCACAGAATCTAGCCGGTTCAGCAATTGGAGGAGTTGAGAATCTACAAGGTCAGAATCAGGGCAATCCTGACCAATACCAGCAAACGGCTAACGCTCTAGGACATTCGTTGATGCAGAGATACGGTTCTCTTGATGCTTTAAGAAATACCGCGACAAACGACCCATTTGGATTTGGAACCGATGTTGTATCAATACTCGCTGGAGGAGCTGGACTTATAGGAAAGGGTGCGGATTTAGGTGAATTAGGTAGTCGTGTTGCACAAACCGCACTTAGTCCTATTACGAAAACAGGAAGTAAACTAGCTGATTTAACAGTAGGTGGTGGAGCAATACCAGATGTTGCTGCTGCCAGTGCTCGAACAGGGATAGAATTACCTGCTGCTGCATATACGAACAATCCTATTGTGAATGCAGGGGAAGCTCTTGCTGCAACTGGGGGAGGAGAAGCCGCATACTCCGCACGAGTAGAGAATGCTCTTTCAAAGATGCAGGATGTTTCTCAGAAAGTAGTTGAATCTGCGGGAGGAACTGGCGATTTAACAACCGCAGGGGAGAAAATAGCGCAAGGACTTAAGGACTATGAGACAGCATTTAATGCCGCAAACGATGCGGTATTTTCTAAGATTAAGTCTAGTGTTGGGGATGTTGCCGCAAAGACAGATGCAAGTTCAGCGGCGCTAGATAGCATTATTTCTAATAGGGAAGCAATAGCCGATACTACAGGAATTAAATACTTTAAGGATAAGCTTGATGTAATTAATGGAACTGAAGGCTATAAACCACCTACGTTAGATACCTTAAAACAAATACGGACGAGTGTGGGAAAGAAGATAGGGGATGCTTTCAAAGACCCGACGGCAGATGTAGGACAATTAAAACAACTCTATGGAACTTTGACACAAGATATTCGTAATACAATTCTATATCAAAGGAAACCCGCAATATTACGAATGTACGATAAGGCAAATGAAGCATATAAGGCGGGTTATGAAGTTATTTCAAGCCAATATGCCGGTAAAATACGAAGACTTGCAGAAGAAGGACAGCACAGCAAAATTGTTGATGCTCTTATAAAACCCTCGACAGCGATTGAGGATATTCCTAGAATCCTTAAAGTTGCTGGCCCTCAAGGAGCAAAAGAGATTCAATCTACCTTCCTTCAGAATATATTTGATGGAGCAAAAGACGTAAATGGCGATTTCACTTCTACAGGAATAAATAAAATGCTCAAGAAATATGGTGAAGGAACTCCTGATAGGGATAAAGTCTCTGCAATTCTTTCTCCACAGCAAGTTCAGCAAGTGAAAGACTTAGGAACATTGACGGATGCCATGAAGAAAATAACGGCTCTTCAAAAGGGTGCTTCGCCAAGTTATATGGTTCGTATGGCTCTACAATTCAAAGCGTTAGGAGAACCAGCAGCTTTAGCGTGGGCTGGTTATAATTTACTGACTGGAGATGTGGTCGGAGCACTGACTAAACTTGCAGGAGTTGTCGGAGCTGAAGGAGCGAGTAGATTTTTAGCTTCAGATGTGGGTAATTCTCTTCTAAAGTGGGGAGCATTACATGGTACTGAGTTTTCCACGGTCGCTAAAGCGGAGGGATTGACACCACCGCCCGTTAATGATACTATTAATGCTAATGATAGTGGTAATAGCACTCTTAGTGGTAGTCCCAGCGATGTTAATAATGGGATTCAGGGGGGAACAAAAACGCTTGGAACGCTTGCAAAAAAAGGAGCAAAAATAGCCGCTCCTGCCGCGATTCCTCTTGAAGAGTTAGCAAAACAGAAGAATTTTGACTTGCAAGGCGCGAGAAACTCTGGGTATGACGATGCTACGATACAAAATCTTCTAAAGAATCAGTAATTGCACTGAAATAGGCTAATAATCTAGACTTTCAATATGGATGAAAAGCCTCCTATCGAAAGCTTTTTCAAAGACAATAAAAGTCCTATTCAACCGGATGATTTAGAAGAAGGTAATTCTGAGGCATTAAATGCCTTTGTTGGTGCTTTGCGAGGTAAAAAAGGAGCGAAGGGAGATAAAGGGGATAAGGGCGAAAAGGGAGACAAAGGAGACGCAGGTCTATCGGGATTTACAGGAGAAGCTGGGCCACAAGGCCCAAAAGGTGATAAGGGCGACCAAGGTGAACGCGGCTTCGTCGGAGAAAAAGGCGATCCCGGAATTCCCGGAAAAGATGGCGAGCCTGCCCCTATCCCTGAACCTGAAGAAATTTCTGGCAAGGAAGTTATTGAGAAGATTAACAAAGCTCGTACTCCTGAGAAAATCAAGCGTTCTAAAGTAGAAGGCATTGACGATATTGATAACTATGCTCGAAGCACCGGAGCACGGTTACAAAATTGGATA